CTGCTGTGTTTCCATCACCAGTTGTATTGGCTGCCATAGTATTTTGTCCAATAGCAACATTAGAATGTCCTTCTGTATTTGCTGTTAAAGAATCTCTACCTAAAGCTGAATTACTATATCCTGTAGTGTTTGCATCAAGTGAAGTTGCACCTACTGCAACATTATCTGCACCAGTAGTGTTTGCGGTTAAAGCATCTAAGCCAATAGCAGTATTGTTACTAGCAGTAGTATTAGCAGCTAAAGCATCTTTACCTATTGCTGTATTACTAGCACCTGTAGTATTTGATGCTAATCCACCATGACCAACTGCGGTGTTATTATCGGCTGTTGTATTAGCATTTAAGGCACTTCTTCCTATTGCAGTATTTTGTGAACCTGTAGTGTTTAGAGTAAGAGATATATTTCCAACTGCTGTATTATTACTACCTGTGGTGTTTGTTGTTATAGATTGCATACCTATAGCTGTATTTCTTAAACCTGTTGTCAGTTTTGTTAGTGCTTGCCAACCAAGACCAGTATTACTATCACCACTTGTTAAGTCATCAAAAACTTCATGTCCTAGACCTGTATTATAATTAGCAGCATCTAAAGTTCCTGTACCTGCATCATTACTTATTAATATACCGCCAGTAAAGTTTGTAGCATTAGCAAGAATACCTACGCCATTAATTGTGTCGGTACTGATAGCTCCTGTTACGTCTATACCTGTTGAGGTTGTGGCTAGTTTGATTCCATTATCGTAATAAAGCCTAGAAGCACCATTAACATTAAAATCTGCATAAGTCTCAGAACCACTTGCTGTAGCTAATATAATTTGGTCTTGCCCACGAATATTCAAATTACCTGAGCCTGCTTCAACAATATAACTTCCAGTATCAGCAGTATGATAAATTTGTAGGTCATTACCATTTCCAAAATAAGCACCTACTCCATCTGCAAAACTTGCAGTAGCACCAAAGCTAACAGCACCATCAATATCTACTACGTCTAGGTTAGTAGTTCCATCTACGTCTATATCACCTGAGATGTCTAAAGATACCGCAGTAATAGAACTGTTAAAAGTAGCTGCTGCTGCAAAAGTAGTACCACCGCCATCTGCAATAGTAATAGCATCATCGCCATCTGTATATTCTATAAGAGCTGTTTGTATTGAAGCGGATGTTTCTATAATGCCACTTGTTTGTAAGTTTAAAGAGGCAAAAGCATCAAACATTGCTCCACCTGAACCAGCACCATCTGAATAAATAACTTTAGTTTTACCAGAAGGTATAGTTATTGTAGCTCCAGAGCCTTGTTTGATAATAATAGATTGAGAACCAGATGTTCCATTTTCTATAATCCACAGCTTAGAAACTGTGTTTGGTCCTATAGTAATAGTACAAGTAGAATCTAATGTACCTGTATATTTTAAGAACATAGACCTGCCTGGGTCTGTAGCTCCATCAGCTATAGTAGTAGTATGCGTATCAGCATTAGTTGTAATGGCTTCTGTGCCATAACTAAAAGCTTCTGCTATTAACTCAAGATTGGTATTTGTAGTATCACCCCATGTTCCACTAGCATCACCAGTAGCCATCTCGTTTAATCTTAAATCATTTACATATGAACTTGCCATTTTTTATTCCTCGTATTAATTATATTGTATCAAGCAACTTCGCTCCAGTCTGGATTTTGTGTTGTTGATACTTCTTGATAATTAGATGTTTGTGTTGTTGTTATTGTTTGATAATTTGGTGTTTGAGATGTATCTACAAGTCCCCAAATATTAACCCCTTGTATATTACCTGTTGCATTTAATCCTTCTACTTCTACTAAAGCTTTACTTATTGCAGTAACACTTCCTAATGTAGTAGTTCCTACATTGCCTGTAACTGTAAGTACATTATCAGATGTTGTTGTAACACTTCCTAATGTGCTTGTAATAGCTATTCCAGTAGGAACTACAACAGCAGAAGCTTTTACAATCTCATCTCCAACTTCTAATGTTGTTGCTACTGCAGAAACACCTGTTACTGCTGCACCTGCTGTAATTGCATTACCTAGTGCTGAAGTACCTGCATTTCCTGTTACAGAAGTATTTGCTTCTGCTACAACAGTTTCATTTCCTAAAGCTGATGTACCTACATTTGTTGCTGCTGTTACATTTGCTTCAGCAACTATAGTTTCATTTCCTAGAGCTGATGTTGCACTTAAACCTGTTACTACTACTAATGCTGTAGCTACAACAGTTTCACTACCGAGAGTTGCTGTGCCAGAAACTCCTGTAACGACTACAGGTATTGGTTCTCCAAAGGTTAGTTGACCCCAGGTACCTCTACCCCAGCCTGTTACGTTAGCCATTTTAGGCTATTCTAATAATTGCGTTTGAAGCGTCTGCTGCTGGAAATTGAATAGTAAAGTCGCCATTAGTTGATGTTTTATCTCCACCAAAATCTAAGACACATACTGAAGGGTCACTAGTTGCAGCTTCATTATAAATTAAAGCACCTCTAGCTGTAATTGTAGCTGTACTAAAAGTTAAATCATTAAAGTCTGTTAATGCAGTTGTTCCAGATGTAGTAGGAGTAACACTTGTTAAAAATGCACCTTTAGCTGTATAACCTGTTCCACTTGCTTCATTACTTGAAGTATATGCAGTAGTTGTTGCACCTAATGATGCACTACTTGTATATAAAGCTAATTTAAATACATTGCTTGCTGCTGTAAAATTATGTGTAGCAGTCATTAATTCTTTTTTAAATGATGTACACATTGCTTGTGATATTGCCATTATATTCTCCTTATGATATCAGCCATTTGTTTATGACCTTGTTTTTCTAATAAACCTGCTACTGTTGCTCTATCACTTGCAATAGCTTGCTTCATATATAATAAAATTACTTGTTGTATTGTATCTTTAAAAGCTTCTGCCTGGGCTTTCACCATAGGGTCTGCATTATCACTAATACTTACAATTTTATTTATTACTCTTTCTGTCCAATATTCTGGACTTAAACCTGTATTATTGGTTGTTTCTACACTTACAGTTCCAACTGTTGGTTTTACATCTACACTAAACATTAACTTACCTGTTGTCTTACAGGACCACTTCTATAGTTGTCCTTAGTATTTTTGCCTTCGCCTAAATTTTTAAGTCTAGAAACTGCTTCATTAAATCTATTTTGATAATTTGTTAGTACATCTGGTTCACCTTTCATAAAGGTGTAGGCTTCTATTAAAGAGCCATATAATAAACAATCTGATGCATTTGTTCCTAACCAACTAGTTCCATCTGCAGATGTTGTAATTGATGTTGGAGTATATTCATAGTGTAACTCTACTGTAAGATTACTATTAGGTGTAGGAGCTACAATAAAACTATCTTCATCAAATCTTGCATAATATTTAGGAATACCTGTTGATGTGCTATCAGGATATGCTTCTCTTATAAAAGCTACATCTTTATATAATAAAAATTCATAACCACTATTATCTACAGATAGTGAATGTGCTGCTAAAAAATCTGTTGGGCAAGATAAATATTCGTTGCCATTAGTTAAACTACCAGATACATTTTTTCTAAAAAATGGTAATGATACAAGTTTTTGTATTCTATCTTCAGTAGTAACTATAAAATCATCTAAATTATTATTGAATGTAGTTTCAGTATTATTTGTATAATCCTGTATTGCTGTTTTTAATGTTGTATATGTCCAAGCCATTATTCTGTACTCACTGTTACTGTTCCTACTTCAGCACTAGATAATATTCCTGTACCTGCAACTGGATTAAATCCATAGTAAGAAGTTGATTCTTTTCTACCTCTATCTGGTCTTGGATTAAATAATGATTCATTATCTGATGTATCAAGTTCACCTAATTTATATTGAGGATGGTCAACATCAAAACAACTATTACATACTCTTAATCCATTACGAATACTATCTTGTATTTCATATTGTAAATCGTTTAGCTTGTAAGTGAAACCACATCTATCACAATCACCTAAAGCTTTTTTTCCTGCAGCATACATTATCTATAAGCTTGCATATCAGGTACGAACTTAACAGATGCTCTTTCTCTATCAGCATCGCTTACATCATTCCAAAGTTCATCGTACCTTTGTTTAATCATAGGAACTCTATTTTGTGCTTCTGGCATTTTACAAGCTAAGTTATAAGCTAATGCATATGTTAGGCATGGTAGATATCTACTAGGTACATCAGCATTATTACTTGCTACTGCACCAGCATCATCTAGTCTTTTAATATAATCATATACCAAGGTATAAGTTTCAGCAGAATCAGGAGTTGCCCATAAAACAATTTTATTAGAGCTAGTGCCTTTATCTACATAGAATTGTGTTGGTTTAGATTGTAGCAGTTTGCTAGCTTGATGATTATATTGAGTTCTAGATATTCTATTTAATCTTTGGTCGAATTGATTTGAAGTATTACCTGCATCAGTTCTTATAAAAGCATCTACTA